GAAGCCCAGAAAAAACCAAAGCTGGTAAAAGACGAAGAAGTCAAACCTGACGAGGAACAACTGGATACAGAGGCAGAAGTAACTGAAGAACCCGTCGCAGCCACACCAGAACCTGAAGAAGCAAAGTCAGCTGACACGTCACCGACGGACGTAGCGGATGAGTTCGAGCAGAAATACAAGACCCTACGGGGTAAGTATGATGCTGAAGTTCCACGTTTGCACCAGCAAGTGCGGGACTTAAACGGTAAATTGGATGAACTCTCTAAGAGTCTCGAAGCCAAACCGGAACCGCCGACAAAGTCGAAGGAGAAAGTCAGTTATGTAACCGATGCAGATCGAGCCGAATTTGGTGAAGAACTGATTGACGTTCAGCGTCGTGTAGCTCAAGAGGTTTCGCAAGAATATACGGAACGCATGGAGCAACAAGATGCCGTTATCCAGAAGTTGCAAGAACAACTTGCAAAGACGGGTAATGATGTTGGAGAGATGAGCTTTACTCAGCGCCTACACTCTGTAGTGCCTGACTTTGCTGAAATCGACAACGATGAACGATGGGTTGCGTGGTTAAATGAGCATGATCCTATGCTTAGGGGCCCGCGCCGTGATCAGGCCGCCGCTGCGTTTCAAGCAGGTGATGCCGAAGCAGTATTACACTATGTAAATCTGTTTAAAGAAAGCATTAGCGAACCGGAAACAGCGCCACGGCAACAACGCCAGACTGAACTCGAAAAACAGGTTGCACCAAACCGTTCTGCAAATTCTGTACGTACGCAGAGTGCTAACCAAAACTCTAAGATATACTCTCCAAAAGAAGTAGACAACGCTTGGACTAAAGTTCGTACCCTAAATACTAAAGGAAAATATGCAGATGCGGAAAAACTTGAAGCTGAATTGACAGCTGCATATATGGAAGGCCGTGTTCGAGCATAACTCTTCGCGATACATGTAAGCAGCTATCGAGTAACCAAACTTAATAGGAGGCCAAAATGGCTGCTGTATTCCCCGTCGTCGGTTCCGGCGCATTTGACACAAACCCGTCTTACTCAGGCGGATTCATTCCACAACTATGGTCGCAAAAGCTAAACGCTAAGTTTTATGCGAACACCATGATGACCGAAATTTCCAATACTGATTGGGAAGGCGAGATCAAAAACCAAGGCGATACAATTCGTATCCGTACTGCACCATCAATCACAATTAACGATTACGCGGGTGCTGGTACAACTTTAACATCTGAAGTACCTACACCGATCTTCCAAGACATGCAGATCGACCAGGGTAAATATTTCAGCGTACAAGTAAACGATGTACTTGCTCACCAAGCTGACATGGACTTAATGAACATGTTCACTGATGATGCGGCTAAACAGTTAAAAATCAACATCGAGAACGACACGTTCTTCAACTGGTTTGTAACATCAGGCGCAAACGCGGCTAACAAAGGTGCAACTGCTGGTGCTATCTCAGGTGCTTACAACTTAGGTACTGACGTTGCTCCAATCGACCAAGCAACTCCAGCAAACGTACTGAACGCTATCTTACAGATGTCTTCAGCACTAGATGAGCAAAACGTTCCAGAAGATGGCCGTTGGTTAATCATCTCACCACGTGATCGTCAGTTGTTAATGCAAACAAACATTGCACAAGCGTACTTTACAGGTGATCAGTCAAGCACAATCCGTACAGGTAAAATCGGTATGCTAGATCGCTTCGACGTATACGTGTCTAACTTGTTGCCAAAAGGTCAAGCAGCTAAAGCTCTTGTTCCAGGTCTATCAGCAACATCTGGTGGTGCAACAGTATCAAACGCTAAAGCACGTCGCATGATGGTAGCAGGTACAAGCACAGCTTGTTCGTTTGCTTCTCAGATTAGCAAAACTGAGCCTTTACGTAACCAAACTGACTTCGGTGACATCGTTCGTGGCCTTGCTGTATATGGCCGCAAAGTTGTTAAAAACGAAGCATTGGTAACAGCTCTAGTTGGCGCTGCAAGCTAATAGCTAACGGGAGGGGGAACACTCCCCCTCTCACCCTTTAATGAGAGGACTAAGCTAATGGCGACCATAAAGGTTATCGATGTTATTTCTCGCGTCGAAGCTATTTTACAAGATTCAAACGTGCGTTGGCCGCGTCTCGAGCTTCAACGGTGGTTGAACGAGTCGTACCTCAGCATAGTTTTACTTAGACCAGACGCAAACGCGAACTGTGCAACTTTTACATGCGCGGCAGGGTCTAAACAGACATTAACTGCTTCTAGCGGTGGATTTCCTACAGCGATCAGACTTTTAGACATCAAACGAAATGTAGCTTCTACCTCCACTAAGAAAGTTGTCAGAGTTGTTGCGCAGAGTGTTTTAGATGATCAGCGCCCCAGTTGGCATACAGAAACACAAACCGCTAACATACAACACTATACTTACGATCCACGTAACCCTAAAGATTTTTATGTTTACCCTCCGGCGGCCGCAACAGCCCAGCTCGAGGTTGTCTATGTTGATACCCCAGACGCACACGCGCTCACAGCAAACCAACTAGACCCCGCAAATAACAACGCCGCAGTTATCTTGTTAGACGATATATACCTTGGTCCGATCACCGATTGGATACTGTATAGAGCGTACTCCAAAGATGCTGAGTATGGAGCTAATGAGGCACGCGCTTCATCTGCATTTCAGACATTCAACGCGGCTATTGGTACAAAAACTCAAGTGGACGCGGCAGTTTCGCCGTCTCCAGGAAGTATGGTGGCGTAGATGGCTACAACCCCTTGGAGTAAATTTTATCCGTACCTACAACCTTACCTACCGGGTTGTCCTGAGATCGTTATGGAGTCTCACTTGCAAGAGGCCGCTTCTAAGTTCTTAGAGCGGAGCGAAATCTGGCGGTTTGAGATAGAAAAAGATTACGCTGTAAATAAAGTTCCAGACTATCCAATACAGTTGCCGTCTAACGAAGCAATTCTAGAAAACATCTATGAGTTAATTCTGGATGGTCGACCTATGAGTCGTGTCACGGACAAACATTTAGACACGTCACAGTTCAACGGCACGGGATCTCCGACTTTTTATGCAATCTACCAAGATACATCTATTCGGTTCTACCCAACACCTGACAACAAATACTCTTTTAGAGGGTGGGGAGTTCTTAAAACAAAACTTACTGCAACGGGTGTAGAAGACTGGATCTTTGAATCTCACGGGCGCTGTATTTCTTACGGAGCTATAGCCCATTTAACATCTGTACCCGGCAAAGAGTGGAGCAATATGGAGCTGTCCATGTACTACCGACAAAAGTTTGCCAAAGAAATCGACGACGCAAAGAGTAGAGAGTACCGCCGAGTAAGAACGCGTGTACAATTTCAAAACTTTCCTNNAAGGAGAGCATAATGGCAACATCATTTAACTACGTACAAGGCGATACTGGACCACAAATAAAAGTGACGTTGGTTGACGAAGAAACAAACACAGCTACAAATCTTACAGGTGGTTCTGTAACTCTGCATTTTCGTGCTGTTGGAGAAACAACAGTATTATTCTCGCGAGCGTTATACGTAAACCCAGACACTGCTGCCACCGGAGTAGCAATTGTTCAGTGGCAGGCAAACGATCTAAACCAAGAAGCCGGTACTTACGAGGGTGAGCTAGAAATAGTTAAAGCATCTGGGCTCCGTGAAACCCTGTACGACACCTTACGGTTCAGAATACGGGAGGACTTTGCGTGAAACTCAAGTCCGCAGTATTCCACGAAGCGCTCAAAGCTGCTTATAAGCAGTTGGGTATTTCTGCGAGTTACGACGCGGCGTCTAGTTTTACACAGTTAGGGACAGCGGCGACGTTTTCAGCGTCTGCTATAAAAGCCTCGTTTCAAACGGGTGAGTTTTTAATAAGTTCAGAATTTTTAGATGTGTTAAATCCTCTTGATGGCGTTGGGTCATCTGACGGTGCGTTACTATCATTCTTTAAAGGCTTAACTGACGATACCAACGCTGCGGAAAACGCAACTTTAGCGTTTTATAAAGTTTTGGGTGAAAACGGCTACGTAACAGACCAACAGCTGTTTAATTTTTTTAAAGCTATAACAAATACGACGACCTTAACAGATGCGCCTATAAAATCTTTTTCTACTGTGTACAGTAACGGCGCAGCAATTACAGACCCTATCTCTAAACAGTTTGGGGCAAGTGTTACAAACGTATCAATTATAACGGACGTTCCGCTTACTACGGCGGGGGAAGGTTTATTTGAAGCCCCAGCTTTTTCAGATGAGGTAAACACTTTTGGCGTAGTTAAAATACTTTCAAACCAAACAACCGTAACTGATGATTTAGACGGCGAAGCAACCCCTTTAGACGACCAAGAAATGCAGTTTGCAAAAGTAACAGGTAACATTTCTACAGCCACTGATACATTTACGAGAAATATAATATTTACCAGAACGTTTTTAAATAATTCTGATGTTACAGACAACGATGTCCTTAATGTTGGCAAAAAACATTCAGACACAACCTCCATGACCGACGTGGGGTCATTACGAAGTCAGGGATTTGCTGATTTCACTTACTTTGCGGAAGACTACGTCGGCGCTTCCCGAACCTTTACTTAGGAGATCGAAATGATCCTTGAAAACCTAAAGCTATCCGGTCAGCTTAACATAGTCCTAAAGGACAAGGCCGGGAATATCAAAGACGAGCGCGTGGAGAAGAACCTCGTTGTAAACGCAGGGCTTGCGTATATCGCGTCTCGAATGACAGGTACTTCTAAAGCAGTCATGTCACACATGGCGTTAGGCTCTGGCACAACAGCGGCGGCCGCGAGTCAAACTGACCTTGTAACACTATTGGGGTCTCGTGAAGCGTTAGATTCTTCGACGTTAACAGGTTCAAACAATGAAAAAGTTGCGTACGTGTCTGCGTTTGAAGCGGGTGATGCAACTGGTGCTGTTACCGAAGCTGGTATCTTTAACGCGGCGTCAGGCGGCGACATGCTTTGTAGAACTGTATTTTCCGTCGTTAATAAAGCTGCTGACGACACGATGTCTATTACTTGGACAATAACTTTAGCCGCGTCTTAATAGGTAGGGGGAACAATGGCTACTATTGTAACACGATCGGGCAAGGGTTCGCCCCTAACTAATAACGAAGTTGACGCGAACTTTTCCAACTTAAACACTGACAAGTTGGAAAGTGTAAACAATACGAACTGGAGTGGCACTGACCTCTCTATAGCAAATGGGGGAACAGGAGCATCTTCGGCTGCTACTGCTCGAAGTAATTTAGATGTCGATCAAGCAGGAACTAGCTTGGCAATGGCAATAGCATTGGGGTGATTTATGGCGAATGTCTTTAAGAACTACACAAGCGCCTCAGTTGGTACAGGTGCTACAACTACATATAC